CATCCGCTGCGCCCGCCTCGCCTGATTCTTCACCCTCAACTTCTTCTTGATCATTCTCCTCCTCCTCCTTGCTGCCGGGGTCGGCCAGCGAGTCGAACATGCTGTCGAAATCGTCGTTGGAATCGAGAACCAAGTTCTCGTCGTTGTCCGTATTCTCTTCCTGAACTGCTGCGGCGGTAGCCATCAGAACCTCCTTTGCGTTTGTGCTTTGACCGATACCATGGACGGAGCTTTGAACTCTTTCAGCAGCTCATCGATGAGCAGCGCGCCGGAACGTGCTTGCTCACGCTTCATAATCTCCGGGTCGTGCACGGCGTCGTTGTAGTAACGGGCTTTCTTCAGCTCCAAACACTCCAGAACCGAACGAACCCCTGCATCCCCAGACTCGTGAAGCCTGCGGATTTGCTCAAGTGCTTCCTGCACCCGGCTTGCTGCTTGCGTTGCCATCAGACTCTCCTTCTTGCTCAACACCACTCTCCAGCGCTGTAAGCGCTATGTTCACTTCATCGGTACGTGCGACTACCGTGTTCTTGTCGGCTTGCGTGAGGTTCTTCATCGCGTCCGACAGGATCTTACGCACAGTCGCGCGGATCAGCTCATCCTGCTGCTCTTTCTCCGCTTGGCTTTGCTGTGCGAGCTGCGCTTTGCGTGATTCGTAGGTTGACTTGTCAACGAAGATAGTCGTGGGCAGATCCCTCGCCGCCGCCCGCTCAAGCAACAGCTTCCGATTGTCGATCCACAACTTATCCTCGTCGGTCATCGTCGCCATGAAATTGTCGAGCGACATCGCCAGCACTTCCTTGGCGACGAGCGAGGAAAGCCCGCGCGCTACCGGCGCATAGTCGCCCACAAGTCGGGGGTCGGTGCCGAACGCTTCGTTGAAGTCGATGAGCGAGCCGATGATCGAGGATGTCCACTGGTCAAAATTGCGCACCACGTCCTTGAACGGAAGCGCCATGTCGCCTTTGATCATGGATGCCCCCGCCGCCGTGCGGAACGGCTCGCTCGGCCCTTTCTGAAGGTCGCCGCCCGTGGCCGGGCTGACGAACGTCTCCATGTCGGCGAACTCCATGAACATCTTCATGATCTGCTGCAGCTCGGGGAGGTGTGAGTCAAACTTCAGCTCCTCGACGGCCTTGTACTGCGCCTCCTGCCCGTCCTGATCCCGATACCACACCTTGTAACCATACACGGACGAGATGTCCTGATCAGCGCGCAGCAGTGCGGTGTTGACGATCAGGTTCGGCCCGCACGTGACTCCTCCGTTGTCGAGCGTCATGCGCGCCGCCGCACACACCGCAAGCTGGCTGTCACGCATGATGTTTGGCAGAGCGTTGCCGATGACAGAAGTGTCGTCTTTCTCGAACTCGAAGTAGTGGAACATGCTCACGTGGCGGTCGAGCAGCGAATACCACGGCGAAATCTCGGCCTTGATTGGATGGTTGCCCAAAATCCACATCTCCAGAAACACGTCGCCGCCCTGAAGCTCTTCGGGCACGGGCATGCCGGTCTGCATGATGTCTTGCGCCGAGATAGACCCGTGCGACACGATGATCTCGTACTTGTTGTTGTCGCTGTCGCTGGTGTTTACCGACGCCCCCATCGTGCGAAGCTCGCTCTCAAAGGTTCGGCGGTGATAGTCCCCGTTCGGGAAGCGTTTGATGTACTCGTCAATCGTCTTGGAGAAAAACCCGTCCCGGCGCGCAAGCCCTCGCAGCTCGGAGCGCGTGTAAATCAACCGCTCGAAAGTCTGATCCTGCCGCGTGATGTCCATTGCGGTCATGTCTGGATACCAGTACCACACGTTCACCGGAGTGAAGAGTGGCTTGACCACATCGGAGATAGCGGGCACGTACGTTTGCTGGTCGTCGGAAAGCCGCCACGTGCGCTTCTTGCGCATCTGCGTTTCTGGCCCCTTGGTGACCCCCGCGCCGTACAGAATGCCGGAGAACACAGCCGCACGAGCGACGTACGGGTAGTTGAGCAGCTTGGTGCCCCCCATCTCCGCTAACTGATCCTCCACCTCGATGGAGAGCAGCCGTGCGCGCTCGTCAGCTTCCTTCTTTATTTCCGCTTCGAGAATTTCGTCGTTCAGCTCGATGCCTTCCTTCTGCGCGTTCTGCATCGCGTTGTCGATCACGTTCTGCACCACATCTGGCGGCAGATCCGGCACTGGAGACGATGCGATAGACCAGTTCTTGTCCGTCGCGGGGAACATCATGTTCATCACGCGGCTGAGCATTGAGATGCACTTCACGCGCGTCAAGCGCGGATAGGCTTGCGAGCGCTGCGGGTCCATCACGCTCTTCAGCTCGGGGTCGTACTCACCGAGGAACTGTCGAAGGTTGCGCAGCCACTTGATCTCCAGCGGGCGGCGCTCTCCCTCGAACCGCTCCCACTTGCTGTAGAGCTTCTTGGCGAGCGCACTCAGCTTCGCTTTGTCTACGGATAGCCCGGCGCTCGCATGCTGAGCAAGCACCGTATCGAGCGCGCTTATCTCTTGCGCATCGACTTCCTGCAATTCTGCTTCTGGCATGTCAGGTTCCTAGCGCGTAGTTGTTCCGCTGTTGGCGGATGATGTGCGGCTTTGTCGAGCGCCGCGCAATCTGCTCCTCAATTCCTTTACGGAAGTCCAGCGCCAAATACTCGATGGTGTCGATGTAATGCGACCACTGGTTTTTCTCCGGCTCCGGATCTTCGTCGTCTCTCTTACGCTCGCTGTAGCGGTATCCCCCCTGCAGCCCCTCGATGGTCATGCGGCAGCTCGGGTCGATCAGGAAGCTAGGCCCGCGCGGGCCGATGCGCTCTAGGTAGCTATTCACCGCGTCCAGCCGTGGGCGGATCAGGTTCGTCTTAGGCACACGAATCTCGAAACCGAACTTCTTGATCTCCTTGACAGCAGTCCCCTCGTTGGACACCGAGCGCGAGCGCGACCACGGATCGGGGACCACATACACGGGAAGCCCGCTGAATCGAGCCGTGCGCAACATCGGAACGACCGCCTCGCGAAAGAAACGTTCCGTACCGTACCCCTTGCCGCCAACTTCCGCAAGCACGAGCATCCGCCCGTCCATGTCGTGCTGACCGAACGTCACCGCCGTATTCATGCCGGGGTCGTAGCCCAGCGCGAGCGGGAGGTTCTTGTAGGGCATCAGCTTCCTGATGTGTATGTCCGGGTTGAACGATGGAAACACCACCTCGCCCGACACGTCGAAGCCCCACTGACACTCGATGTACTGCCGCACCCACTGCCGCGTCTTGCCTTCGGCGAGCGAGTGGTAGTACAGCTCCTTGCCCGGCAGATACTCTACGTTCTCGGCCTGTGGCGAGAAACCGGATGGTTGCTCGAACACGGCCTTGCTCTCAGTGATTGAAGTGGGGGCATGCACCCCGTCGTCCATGACAGCGTTGAACCTTGCGATGGGGTCGTCGTCTTCGCCAAACAGGTAGTCATACCACCAGTTCGTACGGTTGCCGACGTTCGAAGCGCCCCACATGCCGAACCAAGTCGGCCCACCATCCATGGCAGACGGATAACGGCCGCACCGTCCCGACAGCGCCTCGATAATCTCCCGTGGAATTTGAATGTACTCATCCACGACCGCGAAGGTGACTTCGAGGGAGAGCACCCGGTCAACGTCATCGGGTGTGTCGAGAGGACGAAAGAGAATTTCGCATTCTACGTCTCCGAACTTGAGGATGAACCGATAGTCGGTGGCGTGCCACTTGCCTGCAACGCCGTCTTGAAACCACGCGAACCACGACTTCATTGTCGTGTCCTTGAGCTGCGGCATTGTCCGGCGAACGACTACACACCGTGATCGGCGTATGCCGTCGCGCGGGCTTGGTTTCTGGCGGGAAGCGTGATAGACGATCTTGAAGAGAGAGCCGACTGTCTTTCCCGAGCCGAGCGGCCCGAGCACCCAATTCTCACGCTTCTCCGACATCAAGAACTGCTTGATCGTCGGAGCTGGCTTGTACTGGATCGAAGTCGGCGAGGCCATGGGGCGCTACTCTACCCCCCAAGCTGTAGTTTAGTCCACAACGAACGGGGCGCTGGGTGGGGTATACGTCGCCCCGGAGTATCGCGCCACGCGTGATC